ACAAAATCCGCTCATGCTTGACGGCCGCAAAAGATTTTCATTTATCAAAGGCCAGAAACTTGGGGGTTGCTGAAACTAACGAGGAATGGATTTTCTTTTGCGATGCGGACACTTTATTAGACCCAACCTTTTTTGATAAATTAAATTTAAAAGACGGCAACTATTATACTGGAGAGCCAGATTGTTCTGGAAATTGCATTGTCAAGCGCTCAGATTTTATGGGTTATGACGAAAATATCAAAGGCTATGGCGGAGAGGATTCCGATTTATATATTTCTTTGACCAGAAATGGGATTCAAAAAAACTTTATTAAATCAATGCGATACATTCCGCATTCAGATTTTGATAGGACAAAGAACTATGGCAACAATAAAAAGTGGGAGCAGCAAAAGAAAAACATTATCTATTTAATGTCAAAGCATCCGCATGAATTTATTTTTCCACAATACGTTCCAAACGAAATGAAACTACTTTTTGTATGATATACAACTCAATTGTAATTAGTTTGCTATGCTTTGGCTTTTATCGCTCGACAAGGCATGGGAATATTTTATATTTTATCCAAAGATTTGCGGATAAATTACCAAAGATATTTGGAAAACCAATTTGCTTGTGTTTAACTTGTATGGCCTCACTGCATACATTGGTTTGGCATTCGCTTTTGTTTGGGATAAGCGTTGACATTATTCCAACCATCTTAATTGTGGCCTCATTCAATTATTTTATTGATTTAATAGTCTCGAATTATGAATAAACTTGCAGGCATTTGGAATGTTTGGGATGGCGATGAGCATTTAAAACGTTCGATTGAGTTAATCAAACCACATTTGGACGTTGTTATTGTTGTTTACCAAAACGTAAGCAACTCTGGCGAATTATATGAGCCAACTTTGCCACACGAATTGATTGATTTTACAAATTTTTACATTCCTGCGCTTGAGCAAACCGCTCAATGGAATGAAACCATCAAACGAAATATAGGTTTGCAACTTGCAAAGAGCGTTGGTTGCACACATTTTATTCAAATGGATTGCGATGAGATGTATTTTAGTGAGGATTTTGCCTTAGCAAAAGAGCAAGTTTATATTGCGGAACTGGATGCAAGTTATTGCAGGCTAAAAACCTATTATAAATATCCAACAAAACAACTATCGCCAGACGAAGACTATTTCGTTCCCTTTATTCATAAAATTTACAAGGAAACAATCATGTGTTTCGATAAAAAATATCCTGCATTTGCAGACCCAACAAGGCGGACAAATACTTACGCCAAACATAAGCAAATTGAATGGCTAAGGATGCACCATTATTCGTTTGTCCGCAATAATATAGAACGCAAGTTGAGAAATTCGTCATCGTCATCCGCATTCGATGGGCAATACGACATCTGGAACCGATTTGATGACACTGGCGAAATGATACATTTCAAAGATTATCGGACAATTGACGTTGCTAATCACTTTGATTTGTAAATATATTGCAAATAGTTATTTAAAATAAAAAGTAAATTTGTAAAAATGGAACTAACTCAAATTTCGGACAATTATTTCATGTTTTCGGCGAAAGCGCCTGCGGATTTATCTGTTTTTAATCAAACCGATGACACCGCAAACAAAATTGTTCGCTATGGCAAAGACAATAACTTTCCGCAGGAACTAATCAAAGCCGTCCAATCGTCTCCAATCGCAAACGCTTGCGTTGAAACACACGCAAAATTTTTGTATGGGGATGGATTATATTTTGAAACTCCGACTGGCGAGGAAACAGATTTTTCTAAAAGATTAAGCGAAATTTTTAACGAGTCATCTTATCAAAGAATCTGCTATGATATGGCATATTTTGAAAGTTTAGGATTAATTATGAAATGGGATTTGAATGGCTTTTTAAAAAGTGTTAAGTCGCAGGATTTTTCGACCATTCGTTTGGGTATTCCAAACAAAGATTTTGAAATAACATTTGCAAAGTTGTCGAGTAATTGGCAGCAAGAAACAAAAGACAGAAGATATAAAGCCGTTCCGATTGATTTATATAATGACATTGAAACAAAAGCTAAAATTTCAAATTTTATTGAACAATCTTTATTTGAAGATTTCAGCAAATGGAATGGTACGCTTAAATATATTCGCAGATACAAGCCTGGCCAAGTGTATTATTCGCAACCAAAATATGCGTCTGCTTTGAAATGGATTTATGCGGATGGCCAGATTCAAAATTTCCATGCTAACAACGTGGACAATTCGTTTGCACCTGCATTCATTGTTTATGTGCCATACAAATTGACTGGCGTGGATGAGAATGGTAAGGACATGAAAGACTCATTGAGGGATTATATTTCTGACAGATTAACTGGCGCAGATAATGGCGGTAAATTTGCAATTTTGGACGGCTCATCAAAAGAGGGGTCAATTCAAATCATTCCATTTAGCCAGAGTACATCACACGAAATGTACATCACACTTTCAAATTTAATTAGAGACCACATTGCAACTGCATTTCAAGTTCCATCTATATTGGCAGGGATTCAAGTTTCTGGTAAGTTAGGAACGGCAAAAGAAATTGCGGATTCGTCAATATATTATCAAAATGCAGTCATCAAACATGACCAAAATTTGTTAATGTACGAAATGAACGCATTGGCTACATTAATGGATGGCTATGACGGCACAATTATAAAAGTAAGCAACTCAATTCCATTGGCTTTTGTTGCTGAGTCATTTGCAGGGGCATTTACAGAAGAGGAAATCAGAGACGCATTTGGTTACGGCGCTAAAGAGGTTAAATTAAACACTGCGGCAAACAATATCATTGATAATATTAACGCATTGTCGCCATTGGTTGCCAATAAGGTATTGGAGTCAATGTCTGAGGCAGAGATAAGAAGTTTAGCGGGATTGATTGGAGCAAAACCAACGTCTGCGCCAGTTGTTACACCTATTAACCCAGTAAAATAATGGCTTGTTGCAGTTGTCAATTTATAACACAAACAGATTTTTATGGCATCGTCCCACTTTCAAGAAACATTGAGAGCGAAGACATTGAAATTGCTATTAAGAACACACAAATAACATACATTAATCAATTGCTTTGTCAAGACTTATTTGATGAGTTATGCCAACAAATAACAGACGAAGACATTAGCATTGCAAATGAGGAATTATTGTGCTATTTAAGAAAAGTACACGTGTGCTATGCGTTTGGAGACTTTTTGTTTTTCCATCCAGTGCAAGTTACAAAGGAAAGCGTTGTCAGAAAAGTAACAGACGAAAGCGAATTTGTGGACTTTGACACCAACGAAAAGCAAGCAAGTTATTGGAGACAGATTGCTAAAAATTATGCAAGGGAAATGTTCGAATGGCTAAAGCTAAACGAAAATTTGAATCCATTATACGACCAAGCATCGTGCAATAACTGCGATAATACTAAAAACTTAGAAAACTGGAGCATATCATAATGTTAACAATCTATCAAAATACAACGAGCGAAATAAGTATATCATTGCCAAGCGTACATGATTACTATTTATTCGTGTTTATTAAAGATGGTATAATTGAAAAAAGCATATACGAAACAATCCCATGCGATGACTTTTGTTTTGTTTTAATTGAAGACATTGAGTTGGGTATTTGGGATGTTAATATTTTTGGACAAGCAAGCCCAACTAATTTAGACCCGAGTTTAGCAACGTTCCTTTATGACAATGACGTTGAAGTTAAGGTCAATTATAGTGATTATATAGTAACTCAGAAATGCGATTTTATCGTAACTGAGGACAATGATTATTTAATGACAGAGTGGTAGTTATTGACGCAAATATCGACACTAAAGTAACTCTATTTTTAGAGGAATCATTTAGCTTTTATTTATTCCAATTTACAAGGAATAATGGATGCGATGAGTTTATTGACGTATTCACTGCGGTTGAGTGCGATTTTTATTCATTCATTGTGAATGTGGATTTACCAACTGGGTTTTGGAGTTTGAAAGTTTATGGACAAAGCGATTATTCGAACTTAAATCCTGCAAATGCAACTTTAGTATTTGAGGACATGGCCAGAATAATTAATGCAGCAGATGAGTGTTTATTATGAAAAATTGGTTTGTTAGAAGTTTAGATGTTATTATCATTTATTTAGTTACCTATTTTGCTCCGACTTTCTCGGTTATGATGGGTATTAGCTTTCTGGTGCTAATTGATTTTGTCACTGGTATGGTTGCCGCTCATAAAAGAGGCGAAGCCATTACAAGTCGTAAAATGAGGCCAACGATTACCAAAGGGATGGGCTACATGTTAGCAATCTTAGCCGCACACATTTTTCAGAAACACTTTTTGCCAACTATTGAGGTCATGAAAATTGTCTCTGGTCTTATTGCGTTTATCGAGTTAAAGTCTTTGGACGAAAACCTAAAAGACATGACTGGCAAAAGTCTATTTAAACAATTTTTTAAAGAGGGCAAATGATAAATAATATAAAAATTTGGTTAACTGGTCTTTTTAAGGACGAAAAGGGAACGCCATCGTCTAAGCGCTTTGTTGGTATCATATCTGCACTAACGCTCTGCGTTACTATGTATTCAAACTCATTCACTGAGGCTCATTTTGCGCCGTCTAAGGACTTAGTTGACGCAGTTGCATTGTTAGCATTTGGATGTTTAGGCCTTGCGTCTGTTGACAAAATTTGGGGTAAAAAAGAAGATGGAAAAGAAAGCGGAAATTAAAGTTTTGCCAATATCTTTTGAGCAGTTTAGCAAAGACCCAGTCAAAGGATTGTTATTCATTGTGCTTGCAGCAATTGGCTATTTATATGTCGATGGCAAAATGAATTATACAAAGCAAATAGATTCGTGCAATACTGAAGTTGTTATATTAAACCAAAAAATTGATAAGTTGACTGAGCATATTAGGAAAAGCGATTCAACGCTTGGCTATATGATTTCAAAAGTTGAAATGTTACAGATAATAAAATGAGAATAGCAATTTTACTTGTGTTTTGCATGACTATTGTTTTGGCGCAATCGCCAAAGATGGTTGACCCAAAAGAGCAGGAATTGGATGCGCTCATCGAAAAATCTAAACTTAGATTAAACAAAATTAATACACTTGCAAAACAGATTGATAAGATGTCTGAAAGCAAAGTGAGTGGAATGAGACAAAGCATTGAAACATTAGAAGAGGAAAAAACACAATTAAAAAATGAATTGCAAGAAACTAAGGCTATTGTTGAGTATAATTCTGCTGACAAGTCTATCCCATTCAGCATCGAGCCAATCATATCCGACTCAACGAATTGAGGGCAAAGACACTATTGTTGTAATGACAAAGAAGCAAGCTGAAAACATCAATCTGGTATTTAAAAACACTAAAAGCCAAATTGATAGGCTAAAAATAGAACTGGATTCTATTACAAAAATAAAACCGACAAAAGACACAATCCAAAGAACATCTATTTTGATTCCAAATGGTAATTATTTGCTTTATAATTACAATGAGCAATCAAATAGGTACGAATTAGACGCAAAATCTATGGAATTGGCTAAGGAAAACAAAGAGCCGAGCAATATATTTATTGGCATTGGATTTATTACATTTTTATACTTACTAATATGGCATTAGATTTAACCAAACTAAAAGGACATGTCCCAGATTCAGTCATTGCACAAATTCCATTTATTGAAAGTAATTACAAAGTAAATACATCTTTAAGACTTGCGCATTTTTTGGCTCAATGTGGCCATGAATCGGCTAATTTTAAAGCTACAAAAGAAAATCTAAACTATTCGGCTGAGGGATTAAACAAAATATTTAAAAAATACTTTCCGACTTTAGAGTCTGCCAAAGATTTTGCAAGGCAACCAGAGAAAATCGCATCAAAAGTTTACGCCAATAGAATGGGTAATGGAAACGAAGCGTCAAAGGATGGTTTTAAATATTCTGGCAAGGGATATATTCAACTAACTGGCAAGGCTAATTATATTGAATTTGATAAAAGCGTTCCCGAAGATATAATGGCAAATCCAGAATTGGTCGCAACCAAATATCCATTGGCATCTGCTGCATGGTTTTGGAGCAAAAATGGATTGAATGCAATAGCAGACAAAGGCGCAACAGACATTGTTGTAACATCAATTACTAAGCGTGTCAATGGAGGCACAATTGGCCTTGCAGATAGAATTAAACATTTCAAAGAGTTCCATACGTTACTGGGTTAATTTGTTATTGTTAAAATAATTCCTAATTTGCAGAAAATTAGACCCTAAACTATGAAATACGAAAAATTTATCGTTGCCAACCTCGATTCATTTGAGCAACTTGGCCGAAACAAAACTCATTTTGCGCAGTTATTAAAGGAAAGTTACCCAAAAGAACTTGGCACAACTGGACTTGAGGGAATTAGAGCAGGAGTCAAAGCATTTTTCAGAGACAATCCACTGCCAAACATTGAGCAACCAATTGAAAAGGCTAAAGACATTAGCATTGTCATTCAAGAAGACCGCAAAAACAAAGCGTTGGCGGCTCAACTAAATGACGTTAAAAAGAAAAACGAATACTTGTTAAATAAATTAGAGGCAACCGAGCAGGCCTATGACGATTTATTAGCGATTAAAGAAAAGAGCGACACTCTGGAAATCAAATTTGAGAAATCGAGTGGCCAAAAAAACATGGGAACGCCAATAATTTCTTTGTCTGACTGGCACATTGAAGAGAATGTGAGACGTGGGCAAGTGAATGGATTCAATGAATACAATTTGAAGATTGCAGAAAAGCGCTCGATTGCTATATTCCAAAACATTGTCAAGTTAATTGACAAAGAGAGCAAAGACGTTCACATTAAGGACGTTGTTATTTGGTTGGGTGGCGACTTTATATCTGGCTACATTCATGACGAGTTGGTTGAGTCAAATAATTTATCGCCATTGCAGGCAATCCGAATGGCCAAGCAATTAATCATGAATGGATTTGAGTTTTTATTAAAAAATACTAAAGTCAATTTTATTATACCATGCTCAGTTGGTAATCATGGCCGTAATACAAAGAAGATGCACATTTCAACGAGTTCGGCAACCAATTACGAGTTCATGATGTATTCGGATTTAAAGGATTTGTTTAGAAACGAAAAGCGAATGACATTTCACATGCCAGAGTCGGACGATTGCTATGTCAAAGTTCTGGGCAAAACAATTAGATTTTTTCATGGCGAAGCGGTCAAATATGGGGGCGGCATTGGCGGGTTAACGATTCCTTTGATTAAATATTTGTTAAGAAAAGATGAGCAAAGAAAAGCGGATTTCACTTGTTTAGGCCATTTCCATCAATTATTTTATCCAACAACAAGCTGCTGCGTCAATGGGTCATTAATTGGCTTGTCTCCTTATGGACACAAGGCGGGATTCAAACCCGAAAAGCCTGCGCAAGCGTTTACATTGTTAGACGAAAAGAGAGGAATTTCAGTTA